TTTTACTAATCTCTTTCTCTAATCCAACTAATTGATTAGCTGCTTTAGGGTTAGTAGCTATCTTAGCTAGTATCTTTGGTGTTAAAAGCACACCAGCACCGACAGCAGCACCAAGTAAAGGATCTTGATATAGTGCTGTTCCTGTGCCTAACACAGCAGCGACAGAACTAGCAGCATCAGCTTGTTTACCAGCAATAAATAAAGATAGACCTGATCCAGGTGTCTTTGCACTTAATTCAGCAGATTTACTTAATGCTCTTATGCTGTTCTGTGCTTCAGGGCTAAGTGCTTCCTCAAACGTCCTACGAAACTTAGCATCTTTTCTAAGCTTATCGTTGATACTAACAAACTCTTTAAGCGTATTCTCAGCACCTTGTTCGCCTAAGAAAGACTCAACATAGCCTCTATTCAATGATTGTTGAATAGCTTTACTATCTAAGGCAGGATCAATCGTTTTAGCTTGTGCTAAAGCATCTTTGATAGCACGTATCTCTGATTGGTTACCAGCTTTGTATATAGCTTCTCCAATACGTTCAGGCTCTTTAACAAGTATCTTAAGCACTGTTTCAGGAAACAACTTATCTAGCGATTCTTTGTAGAATTGCTGTGTGCTACGATAACGAGCAAGTAGTTCTGGATCCATTTGTTTAGCTGATGTATCCATAGCATCGTCAATGCTTTTAACTGCCTTGGATAGTTCAGCAACAACAGGACTATTCTTACCAACCTCTACTTTGAGATCACGAAGACGACTATTTAAGATAGATCTTAGTTGGTGTGCTTGAGCAAATGATACATCAGAAGATAAATTACTAATATCTTTTAAGACACGAGCAACGTCATCACCATACACAGCAGCAGGATTACCTGTTTCTGTTAACTTCTCAGCTCTTTTAAGTGTTTCAAAAGCCTTAGACTTTATAGGATTAAAGTCAACAAGTAAGTTGAAACCCCTAGCAGGTAACTCTTGTTCGTAGAAAGGAGATACAGTCTCAGACAATCTTGTGTTTGCTGTCTGTATGATATCTCTTACGCCTTGGCCAGCCTGTATAGATGGTATAGCCTCTTCAGAGACAGTATCAAGTATCTTATCTCTTTCCTGACGTAGAGCATTTAAGTTAGTCTCTGCTAGTTGATCAAAGGTGCTTTGACCTGAGAAACCACTACGAGCAACTGATTCACGTACTTTAGCACCTGTAGTGCCTGTGATTTGATACTCTGTTAGCGAACCACCATACTTCTGTAAAAGCTCTTGAGCAACACGTTTAGCTTCTTGTGCAGAAGTATCCATTGGTGGTAATACACCAGCTTTTAACAATGCGTCTTTGGTAACACGGTAACCTTTTCCAAGCATGTTAAAGACTACGTTACCAGTAGCATCTAAAGCCATGTTCGTTACGGAATTAGACAACATATCTGCTGCTGTCTTTGTCAGAGGCACTGGCATACCCATTGCAGTCTTGACACCAGACTCTAGAGCTGTTCCTGTCGCTGCTCCAAGACCAGAGCCAATAACACCTCTAACAGCTTGTTGCGCTAAAGCTCTACCTGTCATAGCCCCTTGTGGGGTTCGTGTTGTAGCTGCTCCGATAATGCCACCAGCTAACCCACCAACGTCAGGTAGTGCTTCTATGGCTAAATCAGTAAATGTCTTTCCTGGTTGTTTAGCACCCTCCATAACTGATGTAGGCTGTGTTGGTGCTGGTGTTCCTTGAGAACCTAATAAACTCTTAAGTTCATCAAGTTCTTGAGGTGAAAGTCCTGTTGCCATATTAGTATCCTAATTGTCTGCGCTGTTCAGGAGTAGCTCTTTCTAACAACTGGTTAATTCTTCTAGCTTTTTGCCTTGCTTCTGTACGAGCACCTGCAAAATCAAAGTCATTAAGATTTTTACCACTACGTTGATAATCAAAAGCTTGCTTGTATGCTTCTTTATCAGCAATAGCATCTTCACGCATACGACCAAGCATAGCCTGTAGTGTTTGCCTAGTCATACCACCAGTTCCAATAGCTTCTCTTAAGAACAGTAATTCTTTTTCTGACAAAGAACCAGGGAGTGTTCGTGCTTGTCCTTGAGCCAGTTTAGCTAACAACTGATTCAACTGCTCTGATTCTGTTGTTCCCGTAACTGTTACGCCAAGAGCGTTAGCAACTTGGCCTGCTTTAAGAGCAACACCACTACCAACACCAGTGAAAGCATTCCCTAATACTGAACTGATTGCGTTAACATTGTTAATTACTGAATCAGCATTAACAGCAGCATTCTCAAACTCATTTAGTCTTGCTACTTTTGTTTTGTTAATGTCTTTCTCTTGAGCTGCTGATGCAGTAGCACTAACATTAACTTGCGATGCTTTATCAATAGACTCGACTTTACCTGTTCGTAGGTTCTTTTGGACAACAATCTTCCTACCATCAGCTCCTGTTGTTTCATAGGGATCAGAATACTGTTCAGGATTAGATGGAACTAAATCTCTATAGTTACCAGATGCTCTAAACTTGTCTAAACTTTCTGGTGTAAATTTATCTAGATCAATCTTACCAAACGGTGTATCTAGTTTTTCTCTCTGAGCCTTTGCAGCCTCTGCTAAAGCCTTCTCAGTCTGTGCTCCTTTCAATCCAAGCTCTGCTTGAGTCTTAAGTGACGAAGCTTTAACATCTTCATACTTAGCTGCTGCTACGATAGCTTTGTCAATCATACCTCTGGACTGATAAGCATTAATCAATGCAGGGTAGAGTTGTTCAGAGTCAGTGAAGTCAACACCACTATCCTTTAGTTCTTTGAAGATAGCTTCTTGCTGTGCTGCTTCCTTCAACCGAGGATCTTCGATACCGAACAAACCACCTAAAGCTTTACCAGCTTGTCTACCACCCTGTAGAGCTACCCTTGTTAGTTGCTGCTCAGGACTAAGCTGTGCTAACTTAGCAGTGATTGCCTCATCCTCTTGAGCGATACCAGCCTGTGTCTGTGCTAGGCTAGGTCCAAATAAACTCATTTGTTGCTGTGCCATTATGTTTCCTTAGATAAACAGACCAATGTCTTGATTACCGTATCCCAAGCCAGTACCAAACCCTAAAGAGTTTATGTTACCTGCTGCGTTAGGATTGAATAGATTGCCTAGAGCACTACCAACAACACCACCTAAGGCATTAGAGCCACCACTACCACCTAATAAGCCTTGTGCTAGTTGTTGGTTAGCACCTGATCTAGCTGCTGTAGCTTGTAGTTGTCTTGCTAACAAGTCTTGTAACCCTTGACGCTGTAGTGCTGTGCTGCCAACTAAACCTTGCTCAGCAGCTCCTATACCTCTTCCAGCTAGGTTAGCCTGTGATGATATACCCTGACCAAGGATGTTAGCTCTGTTGGTTAAGCCTTGTTGTGATACACCTAACCCAGCTTGTTCAAGTGCTAACTGGTTCAACAAACCTTGTTGTTGTAGATTACCGTAAGTACCGATACCTTGTTGAGCTAACTGACCTGCTTTGGTACGTAGTGCAATCTCGTTCTGCAAACCTTGTGTCTGTAAGCCTGTAAGGTATTGCTGTCTTGCTAAATCATTAGCAAACTGTTGTTGTGCTGCTTGAGATCCGAACTGTCCTAACTGAACAGCAGGTTGTAGTGCAGCAGTGCCTTGGCTTAGTAGTGTACCACGTTCACCTAATGCAGCCTGCCTAGACTGTAGTTCACGTTGTAGTTGCTGCTGTGCTATAGCCTGTTCTTGAGCTAACAACTCTGGTGATGTACCACCATAAGCAGAACCACTTACACCCAATCTTCCTTGAGCACGTAAGCGTTCTTCAGTGGCTAGGCGTTGACGTTGTTGCTCTGGTGATGACAACGCAGATAGCTTGTTGTAGTAGTCTTGAGATAACTGATCAACATTAGTTAAACCAGCTTGCTCAAAAGACTGCTGTGAAGCTCTTAGAGCAGCATTCTGAAGATCTGTTCCTGGTTGTCCGAATAGATTACTGGTAACACCGTAAGGTGTGAACTTACCAACATTCCTAGCAGCTTCATCAGCAAACTGGTTGTACGTTGTTCGAACATCACCAGCCATACCGCTAAACTGTTGTCCTAGTTGGTTGTATTGTCCTTGTAGATTAGAACCTAAACCACCTAAGTTAGCTGCAATACCTTGTCCTAGACCAGCGTATCGACCTCCTAAGAGATCCATCTGATTAGCATAGGTATCACCTAATGTTGTATACGTATCACGGACATTCTGGCCTAACTGGTTATACTGTCCTTGTATACCTTGATACCCTGTCTGTAGATTACTAGCTAATTGGTTATACTGTTGTTGACTTAGTTGTCCAGACGCTAACAAAGCATCAGCAGCTTGTTTAGCCTGTGCATAACCAACACCAGCATTGATTAGTTGACCTAGTACATTAGCTTGGTTACCGCTAGTGATACCTGTCAGCAATGATGATGCAATCTGTCCTAAACCAGTACCAAGTCCCTGAGCAATACCAGTACCAATAGAACCTAAACCAGCTCCTAGACCACTAAATAGACTACTTGTATCTGTAGCAACATTAGGTACTGTGTTATTGATAACATCCTGTACAGCACCTTGACCTGTGGTGTTAAGTGTTGCTAAAGTACCCGCACCTAAACCACCTGCAATAACTTCAGGAGGAATGGTTGATACAACATCTGTTGGTAAACGAGTGCTGGATACCTCTACAGTTCCTGCTGAGGGTGTTGTATCCAACCCAGTTGGTGTGGCATCAACAGCAGACATTGTGTCTAAACCACTTGATGTTAAACCAACTGATGGTGTTCCTGACAACAAACCACCAGCAGTTCCTGTCACACCAGGGGTGATAGTACCTCCACCACCAACAACATTACCTGTGCTGGTTACCGCACCTGTAGCGGCTGCATCAGCGGCTGTGGTAACTCCAGCAGCGATAGCATCAACAACTGGAAGACCAGCAGCAACACTACCAGAAGCTACATCAGCAGCAACAGCAGCTAATGCTGAGTTACCAGTAGCAGCTAGTGTCTGAGTATACGCTGTTGTTGCAGCCTGTGATGCTGCTCCCTCTACACCAGCAACAGCAAGGTCAGAAGCACCTGTAGCGGCTGCTGTAGAGCCTGCTGTAGCTCCTAAACCCCCAAGTAAATTACTAGCGCCTATTGCACCTCCAACAACTCCTAAAGCCTGTAACCAGCCTTGAGCATCAGAAGGATTAGGTGTTGCTAGCCTTGTTGATGTTGGTACACCATAAGCATCATACTGTTGTACAACTAGTTGATTACCCTGAGAACCAACAACTTGCTCTGTTGTGACATCTTCGCCTTTATCTAACTGTCGTATATTACCAGTATCACCGAAAGTTCGTTGTACCGTACCAGTTAACATAGTACCTAAAGGAACACCAGCAGCTCTAAAGTAATCTTGAGTCTCTGATGTAGACAGGTTTAAGGCTTTACTGATAGCAGGTAGATCTAAACCGTACTGTTTAGCTGCTAACTGAACAGCTTGTGGGTCATTGCTGTTCCGGTTGATAAAGTCAGATACAGAAGGTATCGTAACTTGCTGTCCTGTCTTCAGAGCACTGATAATGTACTCATCGGTATTCTTAAACGAATTAGAAACATCGTCTAACGATGCTTTACCATTGTTAACCTGATCAACCCAATACTGTAGACCACCAGCATCAGGAGACCTCTGTAGCATAGTTTGATAAAGATTAGTGAGATCTGAAGTTACTTGATCAAAAGCAGTTCTAGCTTGATCTACTGAAGGTACTACCTCTAAATCACCTTCAACCTGCCTAAATCCAGTATTCTGCTGAATAGCCATTATATGACCCTACCTGTTTTAACAAATACGTCCAATTGTTGAACGGAGATTGTTTCTGTTGCTATGTTAGCTTCAATACCTATCTGGAATACACCACCAGTACCACTAATCTGTCTTTCTATTTTACGAACAGATAGACCAGTGTTGTAACCTGTGTTGTATTCATCAATGTTGTATTGAGCAATGTTGTACTCAGCACGAACTATTGTAGGTAGTGTGTATTGACTGCTTTTGTAGCTATTACTGTAATCTGTAGCCCATCGAACATTGATAGTGGTGTTGTTACCACCAATAAGAAGCATGGTCATCTTCTTAAGTATCTTAAATATTCCTGGTGTTTGAGCATCAATGTTTGAAGTATAGTAAGAAAACGTATATGCTGTTCCATTGTCGCTTGCACCAGAGTATTGAGCTATATAACCCGTTCTGCTAAAGTACAATTTACGATCACTGGTAGCACAAAACGATATCGGTGCTATTGTCCATGTAGTGACCTTACAGGAACCATCCTGTAGCCTTGATTTAACATCAAAACAATAGATCATCTTTCTTGAAGGAAGACTTAATAAGTAGAAACCATCAGCATCTGAGTAAACAGACTTGATGTTGTCATCATTACCATTGGTAGCAATGTCAGTGATCAAATCATTCTTGACATTACGAGAGATATCAAAGATCGGATTAGACTTCTCTTGAATAACCCTAGCTAGACTCTTAACACCACTATCGGACAAGAAGAAGATATCAGTGCCTACATCTTGTACTGTATCTCTGCTGATACAACCAACACCATCAATGACTTCAACCAATGATAGGTTTGTTGTTGGGTCATTCTGAGCACCACTGTATATGATGATAGACCGACGACAGAAGATGATAAGATAACCGTTAAAGGCTGCTAAGGCTGTGATAGTATCAGTGCCGTTAGTCAATACTTTCTCAATATTGACTGAACCTGCTGTACCTCCTGTCCAAGCAAAACCCTGTAGCGAATCTGACCACGTAACTGTACGTTTATCAGTGCTTGTGTCCGCAACCCATAGACGACCAAAAGCACTTAACACTTCATTAGCTAAGGGTACAGTACCACTGTAGCTACCATAAGCGGACATCAGTGAGTAAGTATTGGTACTGTGTACATAGATTAGTGGATTATGGTTACGTTGAAAAAAGTAAGTAAACCCATTGAAATCTACTGCTTTCCAGTTCTGTGCTGTCCATGTAGTACCAGTATACTTCAAGGTTAATGATGTTGTACCTGAATAGATCTTGTTATCACCAATACTAAGAATCTCTTTTGATCCATCAGTCTTGATGACTTCTTTGATCATCGAAGGCTCAGTGCTGTTGAATCCAGAAGAAGTATTGACCTTGACCCAACCACGCCTAGAAGCAATACGACCAAACTGATCAATAACAGCATTCTCTGCCTTAAGAGCATATTCTTTAGGTAGTGTAACAGAAGAGTCTTGGGTATTAAGACCAAAAAAACCAGGGGCAACAACTGTTACTGGTTTAAGTTGATCAGCCATTATACTGCATCCCAAAGAACTAAATCACTCTCTCTACCAGCTTCAATAGAGATGTAATTAGCCATCGCTTTACGATAAAGATCTGCTTGCTGATCAGATAAACGACCACCATCTTCACCACGTTCATTGATAGCACGTAGATAAGCACCCTGGATAACTAGATCAGAAGGTACATAGATAACATCAGTATCGTTAACAAGATCTGCTTGAGGTACGATACAATCAAACTTCAGTGTGTATACTGCATCTGGAACAGGATATACATCAACGGACAACACACCAGCAGAGCTTGTCGTAGCCATCGCATAACTGCTAGGACGACCTGTAGGAGCACTAAGAACATTCAAATACATGTTCATCTCTGCTGCTGATAGTTGACGTAGATACCAGTGTGCAGCCGGTATGTAAGCATCTTCAATCTTAGTTCTTAGATTAGAACCAGACAAAGCATAGTTAGTTGTTGATGCTGCTGTAGTGACTGTAATGGTTTGACGAAGCACAGACCAGTTCCAAGCATCTTCAACTTCTTTCTTAGCTTCATTGACCATATCACCAATGAGTTTAGAGTAGTCACTTTGAATAACTGTAACTACTTCATCCTCACGTATGCGTCTAAGAACGCCATTAACACAATCAAGAAATGTAGCCATTACCATTTCACCTTATTGGCCCAGTAAGCCGCTGACATCTTACCTTTTGAGATGTTTTCTGCATGACGAGCTTTAAAGGCTTTGTTCCTTGCTGAACCTTCAGGAGAACCTTTAATACCTTGTTGTCCGAAGCGAATCGTCTTAACTTGATCACCGTCCTTTGCAACAACAATGTGAGATTTCGTAGGATGGTCCGGTGTACGCTTCGGTTTGTTGTACCCAGACACTCCTGCCCTTTCCAATCTAGAGTCTTTCATTTCTTCTTAGCAGTTTTAGCTGCCTCCTTGAAATCTTTAGCTGTTGGAGCACCTTTACTTCCAGGCTTCTTCATCTTCTCACCAGAGCCTTCAGCAATACGCTTACGCTTGGCTTGGATGTTAGCGTATAGTCCTGGTTTCACTTGGTTCTCTTTGCTTCTTTGGCTTTCATCATACACTTACCAGCTTTCTTGCACTTAGCTGGAGTAGGACATCCTGGACAGGGTTTCATCATTTCTTCTTTCCTTTCTTCTTAGCCATACCAGCCTCTGATAAGGCAATAGCAACTGCTTGCTTACGTGACTTAACTACAGGACCGCCTTTACCGCTATGCAGAGTACCTTCTTTGTACTCACGCATAACTTTCTCAATCTTCTTTGGTTTTTGTTTCATCTTTCTTCCTTCCAAAGATCATCTGTACTGTATCTGTTTCCCATATCCTGATTGCAGTCCATACAATGGTAAGGATAGCTGCAATAGCTGGTAATAGGTTAGCTAATGTACCAACAACAGTGATGATTGATAGTGCATCACCAATCTGTTTTACGTGTTCGTCTGCTTGGAGAGCCATCACACATCTCCGGTGTTAGTTGACGGAAATGAACGTCCTGCTCCCCATATAATTCTTACTGCACCACCACCGCCAAAACCTCCTCTAGATGGCGAAGCACCATAACCACCACCAGCTCCTCCTCCTCCATACGCTCCACCATAACCAGCATTACCGTTAGCGAAGAATCCGTTTTGACCAGAAGAACCACCGCCTCCAGGACCACCTGCTGTATATCCAACATAATAAACAGAAGCTCCTATACCACCAGCACCGGAAGAACCAAGACCGTATAACCCAACACCGCCACCTCCGCCACCGCCGCCTCCAGATCCTACAAATTCTGAACACCCTCCTCCACCACCACCACCTCCACTACCTGCTGATCCATTTGCGCTGTTCCCATTTCCCCCATTACCGCCGTTCCCTGTATAACCACCTGCGCCGCCAGCGCCATCCAAATATCCAGTTCCTCCGTTACCACCGCCATCACCTACATAACTTCCACCTCCTCCAGCACCACCCCCAGAGTAACCACCAGCGCCACCATATCCAACACAAGTGGTTAAATCTTTAAAGTAGCTGTTACCACCTGAAGGTGCTGGATCGTCAGAAGGAAAACCACCACCAGGATAAAACTGACCTATGCCTCCGGCCCCAACCACAACAGTAATAGGGACGCCAGGGGTCACTGGTATGTTATTTTTCCATCCTAGCCCACCGCCTCCACCTGCGTAGTAAATACCTTGACCGCCACCACCGCCACCAACACAAACCACACAAACTGATTCAACACCTGGAGGAGGTGTCCATATATAAGTACCAGCAGTTGTAAAAACTTCTTGTCCAGGTCTAGCTACACTAGCACCTAAGAAGGCAGGAAGGGCTGTCATTTTACGTTACCTACAATTACAGCAAGCGAAGAAGTTACAAAGAGAATCGTAGCAATTCCTCTAGTTGCAAGTGTTGCTGAAGTCTTTGCTGAACTAATACCGCCAACATAAGCAGTAACAGCACTACAAGTAATTGTCATATCACCTGTGGTGTTATTAAAGATGATGACACTATCACCAGCAGTAAACACAGATGTTGGAACAACAATAGAACCACCAGATTCTACTTGAATGAAATTACCAGCGTCTGCTGCTACTAACGTATACGAAGTTGTTTTTGTAGAACCAGACTTCTGGATACCGCGAACATTACCATCAGCATCAGCAATCGATGTCATACCGCTCATCGTACCGCCAGTAATGGTTACGTTGTTTGCATTCTGCGTACCCATTGTACCTAACGAAGCAATATCCTGCTTAGTAGCAATAGCAGTTGCAATGTTGTCAAACTCAGTGTCAAAGTCAGAGCCTTTGACAATCTTTCCAGCATTACCTGAGGGTAAAGAATCTTTGGCAGTAAAGTTGGTTGTCTTCGTATAGTTAGACATTATTAATCCTCTTTAGGTTTCTTTACCTTAGTAGCCTTTTCAGTTTCTTCTTTCTTTTCTTGTTCTACTTCATCATAGTCAGGATGCTTACGCATCTGTGCTACATCATATTCAAACTCAACACCAATCACATTGTTGGACCACTTACATCTAAAATAAACCATAATGACCTCTATATGTTGAAGGGGCTTTGCAGCCCCTCCGTATTATCAGCTAGGGATAATCAAAGCAACGCCGGACTCATTACGGAGTTCTGCAACACCGTAAAGGGTATCAGCGGTGTACAGCGTAGAGAGATACTCTTGCTTGTACTGAGCTTGTGAGCGAACAGCCATCTGCTCTGCATGAACCATTGCATCCTTGTGGAACATCAAGCAAGCACGAGGAGCAGTACCGGAAGAAGCATAAGCTGTGTCAGCGTTCGTAGAAACAAACACTTTAACACCGTATACATCACCGATCTGACCGTTGCGGATGGTGTTGTTACCACCTTGCTCACCAACGAAAGCCTGCTCAGTGAAACGAGCAAGACCCATCATGGTGTTACGAGCAACAGGAGGAATCAGGAAGTAACGCTGATCCATAGGAACATCGTTGTCATCCAGACGCTGAATGGTACGACGAATAGCAGCATCAGTCAGTGCAGAAGCGTTACCAGCACCAGCACCACCAACGAATGCAGTTGTACCATCACCACCAATGTAAGCAGTGGTCGTACCAGCAACAGAATAGTCACCAGTAGCACCAGCAGCGTGTGAGCCATTGAAGAGACGACCGATACGAACAAGGTCAGTATCTACTTGCGTAGCAAGAGCGTAACCAGCGTCTTCGGTGTAGAAGCGGCGCAGGGAAGCCAATGCTTGCACTTCAACGATGTCCTCAATCAAACGTGAGTATTCGTAGTGCTTGTTAATCGAAACTTGCACTTCGTCTTCAACGTTAGCCTGAATGGTAACGGCAGTGTTAGCAGCTTTAGCAGAAGCAGCACCACGGGTGGGCTTAGGAATGTGAAGCAGATCACCTTTCTTGCCACGCATAGACATCTTGTTGACAAGGTTTGCCATAACAAGATTCTTCTTGTAGGCAGCGATGATTTCATCAGACCAAATTTCCCAGTAT